GACTATCCTCATTTGTACTCGCGTTCGATTCATTCAATGCCGTTTCGGCCATAACTTTTTCTCTCTCTTTACGTTTACGAAATCTTTTTAATGACAATACGTTTGGTGTGCTCATGTCCAGACGCATTACCTGTTCGCGGTATCATCTGTCTAGCCTCCATAACTTCCAGGGCCTTCTCTAAACACCAACGGAACGAATGCCGTTCAACCACGGGCTGACCAAAGCTGAATATGAGCCTCCTGACGATACAATCTCGCCCGTGAAACTCGCCTCGGTCCTCGCACTTCTCGCACTCGCCTTGAAACATCAGACTACTAATATAACATCCCCGGGCAAAATGATATCTTTTTTGTTACATTATGCGTCAAATTAGGGTAGTTATGTTGACCATATAATTGCCCATAGTGTAAACATTGGCCCAGAGTTAGAGATTGAGGAGATAGAAAAACGTGAAAAGAATTTTCGAATTAGAATTAACGATTGAACAAAAAGAGGAAGTGAAGCAGCAGATGTACCGGGTGCCGGTCAGTGTTGCGAAGGAATTCAAACGAGTAGTGAAAGCGAATAAAATACCTATGGTTAAAGTCATCACGATGATGATGATGGAGTTTATCCGCGAGTATAAAGACCAAACTGGTCCAGGCAGGAAAGCGGGTTAAAAAAAATGCCCCGGACACTGTGAAATATCCGGGGCTCAAAAATTCTGTTTTAGGAAAACAGCTACAAGAACCAGCTACAAGAACCAGTAATCTCTCTTACCTGATTACTCATTCCTTTGTAGCTGATTCTAAGCGTTACGCACAATAAAAAAATAGGTAAGAGAAAATTAGGTTCAAACGTGTTTCGAATCAGCATCAAGTCACAATCCATTTTAAAAGCACTGAATAGTTACCCTCGACAGGGTACCCTAACAAATCCTAACGATGCCAAAAGAACCGTTGAAGGGAGTCAAAAGAATGCCTAGGATTAATATAGAAGCCTCTCTTTGGACTGATAACAGGTTTTTTGAACTCGCATTCAAACTAGGTGACCGAGATAAGGCATTAGGTGTTTTAGTACGGGCCTGGATGCTTGCTCAATCCTACTATCTCAAAGGTAATCGAATGATTCCTTTGCCAGTATGGGAAAAACAAAAACTCCCAAGTGCCTTATTTGACGTGCATCTTGCGACTTTAGTGGACAATGAATGGGTTAGAATATCTGGTTCTGATGAACAATTTGGTTGGTTATTAAAATGCGTAGCAGCTGGGAAGAAAGGCGGGAAAGGGAGGCAACAGGGTACCCTAACGAACCAACCACTTTCCCTAACCTCTTCCTCTTCCTCTTCCTCTTCCTCTTCTTCTTCCTCTAACTCTAACTCTATAAAAACAAATATAAGAAATGGGCGAAACGTCGCTGCGCTCGTCCCGCCCGCATCACATTTTGATTTTGAAAAAATCTATGAACAATACCCAAAGAGACAAGGCGACCAACGGAAGGCGGCGGGGATGAAGCACCTAGAGAGAACTATACATACCCAGGACGACTATGACTCTCTAACCCTAGCTGTAGAGAACTACGGGAAATACATCCGGGAGGTAGGTAGAGAGAAAACTGAATTCGTTAAACAGTTTAAAACTTTCGTGACCGAGATATGGCGAGAGTGGTTGGATCCGGAAACAGGCCATCAAGGGGAGAACGGGAAAATAGATTTCTCAGTACTAGACGCATTGGTATTGGCAGGTAAGGCATGAACTACGAGCATTTCAAGGCGAAGGTATTATTACTCAGCGAGACGTTCGGAGCTACACACTACAAAACAGAACGTCATCGTGTGCTCTGGAACGTAGTTAAATTCTGCTCTGACGATTTCATGACCCGCGCCGTGGATTATTTTATCGGACACTACAGGCAGGCACCGCTCGTTCCTGAGTTCCAAGAAGCGATTACACGAGAGCGAGAGAGGGGTTGGGGAGAAGAGAAAAGAGAAAACGCTAAAGTTTTCGAAGACGAACCGTGGCCAGAACAAGTCGAGTTATCTGCACAAATAAAAATACTAAGGGATAAATTTGGTGGTGAGTTAGATCAGGACGCATCGGTAGCATCTACTAAATTATTGAATTATAACGCAGCGAGCTTCAAATGTGTGAGGTGTTTTGATACTGGTGTATTTAGAGAGAGAGGCGGACAAACGGTGTGTTCATGTCCGAATAGAGAGTATGTTGTATCTGGCCAGTACCAATCAGACACTGATAGAAAAAGAGAAAAACAAAACGAGGGGTAGTTTTGTAGTAGAGGGGATCCGAAAGATTCTTTTTCAAAACGAAAAAAGAAAAGAGTGGAAACGGATTGCTCATAGACTCCGGGTGATTGAGCAAGTGAAAGCATTACGGGAAAAAGGGGAATAGGCAATATGGTGGAATCGGATTTACTAGTAGAGGCTAAAAAAGTTTTAGAGGCTATGAAAAATTTCGATAACTACATGTCAGATAAATATAAAAATCAGACTAGGTATCTAATCGAGGACCCGGCAAAGAAAATATTTATAGACGGCTTTGTGAGCGTAATCGTAAATATGATTTTGTATTACTCTGATTTAAAACCCACTGACCGCAATACATATTTAGAAAATTTAGAGGATATAAAAACACTAACGCATGAGATGCGAAACGTTCATCCTGTGATTTGTGATTTATTATTAGAGAATCTTAATATTGCGATACGAGAAATTTTGATGCGATTTATAGAGAATTCTGAGATTGAGGCGGCCAAGAATTTACACTAGATCACCGGGAGAGAAAATTGTGACTAACGAAGAGAGAGTTGAGAGAATTATACAATCAGTTAAGGACCCAGCGTTCCCATCCGTTGTTAGCATTGAATCGATGGGAGTTGCTGAGGGTTTAACTAAACACGAATGGATAGCTACTAACCTACTCTCAGCTCTAGTCTCGAATCTAGGGTTAGAACGTGCAGTACCGCTACGCACTGAAATTACACCTGACACTGCGCTAGTGTCATACGTTTTAGATCTCACTGAGTGTTTGATAGACGGGATATCGAAACGATATGGTTAGAAAATCGATTCTAATAGGCCAAGGTTTAACGAATAGAAAAAAAGTGGGGGTCAACATATTGGTTTCAACCACGGGCCTGTGGGGACGATTTAAAAAGAAAATGGCTAATAGGGGATAAAAAAAATCAAGTATTGTGAGGGGGATGTATGGAAAATAGGGACTTTCCGGTTGATTTTGAAAATAGGTTTCCGCTGAAACGCAGAGCTACAATTGAGGACACGATTCATTTCCTGCTTGTTGCTATTCTAGTTATAGGCTCGGTCATGGTGCTGGGTAGGTTCATCTCTTGAGCCATTCCTCAAATGAGCCGCGAAATTGATTCGTGATGTGATCGTCTTTCCATTGCCGATATTCTCGGTCAAAAAAAAGTGGGTTATTTCTATCAACCCACGGCTTATCGGATCTGTATTCCGATAGATACGCGAGTTTCAATCCTAGCATTTTCATGTAGGGGTATAATGCCGATTCAATTCCGCCATAGTACTCGAATAGTTCTTGGAACCCATTGGCAGTTAAAACCATACTCATTCTGTATGCACACACGTTAATCATTTCGAGAGTTTTATGGTACCAAACGTTATAATTGTCTACTTGCTTTGACTCGTACCAGTGTTTTGATTTCTCGAATTTCATCTCAATGACTGAGAAATTAAGACCAAGCATTCCGATCGTATCGTCAATTGACATGACATCTCTCATAGCATCACAAAATCCAGGAGTCGGTCTATCGTCAGGATCTAGGCAAATGAATAAATCATTACTTTTTATGCCTAGTGTTTTAATCGTATTATTCAATGAGCCATGAAGCCCGAGATCTTTTCCGTTATCGATATACGTGCAGTCATATTCATGAGCGAGGCGTTTTATTGATTTACTATTTTCTAACTTGTCGATCGGGTAATGGTTATCTAATATGACGTGAAATACGTTGTGTGGGGGGGTTTTATAGACATGAGCTAAGAGATCTTTTAGCAGCTCTGATTTACAAAATGCCGAGGTGACTAACCAGGTTCGATCGAATGGAGTGTTCATGAGTGACTCAATACCAGAAAAAAGGACTGCGGATTATATTTTAAATCAGCATTTAAATCTAAAACCTTACTGTACTGTAGTAATGTCTATGTCTGAGCAGGGTACTGTTTTAGATATGTCTGAAAATATGAGATTGCCGGACCTTCTTTATATGCAGCTCATATTAAAAGAACACATTAGTAAAATATACTATTCACTAAAGAAGAAATTAAATGACTAAAATTTTAATCGTATCTCCTTCCACGATGGACTCAAACTCATTCTACAGAGCATGTGGTCCTATGAATTATTTAGAAAAATATTCAGACGGAGAAATCACATGCGATGTTCTTGATGTGAATCGGGATAGCGGGTGGGATATACTCTCTAAATACGATATCGTGTTTTTCCATCGGCCATGTAGGCAAGTTGATCATACACTCATGTGCATCTCTAAATACCTAAACGTGCTCACTTGGGTTGATTATGACGATTGGTTATTTGAGGTGCCCGAATGGAATCAGAGTAGAGAAATTTATAATAACCCATACGTTCAGCAAATCATGATCAAAATGATTCTATGTGCAGATGTTGTTACGTGTTCAACTCAGGCTCTACAAAATAAATTCCTAATAATAAATAAAAATACAGTGCTAGTACCTAACGCCTATCGCAGTGATCTATTCACGTATAGAGATGAGGTACCTGATGAGAGAGAACAAAAAGTCATATGGCGTGGTACTACTACACATGAGGGTGATCTACAATCGGTCTTGCCAGCATTGAGTAATTTGCCTTATTTTATAGAGTTCTTAGGAGCCCCTCCTTTCTCGGTAACCTCAAAAATTAATGTTAATAATTATTCGTGTCATCGTGAACAGGACCTATTTCTATATTTCAAGGACATTTATAAAAGACGACCCAAGGTCGTAGTTTTCCCTTTAGTCGATTGCTTCTTTAACCAGTGCAAAAGTAATATTGCATATATCGAGGCGCTTCATGCCGGAGCTATGTGTGTAGCTCCAGATTTCCCTGAGTTCAGGAAACCAGGGGTATGTACATACACACCAGGTAACTCAGAATCATTTTTGCATGCAGTGGACGGAGTAATGGCTTTAGATCAAGAGGGGCATGCTGAAATGGTTAAAACGGCATTTACTACAATGAAATCTCTCTATGACATCTCAATCGTCAATGAAATTAGAATCGGTATTATTTCTTGCATGATGAAAAACGGATATCCTAAAAACACAATGGATCCATGGAATCATGATTCAGTATTCAAGGCGTTAGCTGAAATAAAAGAAAATGAGTAACCCCCAAATATCAGAATCACCGTTTGATAAAAGCATTTATTCACGATGTGAGACGGATACATGCAGCAATATCACTCAACATAAATCAGGCTACTGTTCTAAATGCCGAGTGAGAACATGCTCTACATGTAGAGAAGAGTTTATTTCAAAAGGCTACGCGGACGTCCATTACCTGTGTGGCCACTGTAAATCAAAACTGAGGAAAATATAATTTATGGATCTATATGCATACAACGTAACTAATAGCGATATCGTCATCCAAACTATAACGATAGATGCACAGGACAGTTATCAAATCCCAACAAACGATTTAAAGGAATGGTGTTCGGATTTAACGTTCAGGGTTTCAATCCTATGCGGGCTTCTTGAGATCGGCGATAACAATAATAACTACATTCCTAAAGATCAGGTTCAAGATATTATGCATGCAATTATGAGTGATGAGGTAGGGACATCATAATTATGGAAATTAGATCAAAAGAAATCATACTAGTCCCAATAGAAGATATTAAGCTCGATCCAAATAACAGGAATAAACATCCCCCAGAACAGATAGAACAACTCGTAGATATAATAAAATACCAGGGATTTAGAGTACCCGTAACCATCTCGAATCAGACTGGGATAGTACGTGCGGGTGCGGGTAGGTACCTCGCAGCTCAGAAACTAGGTATGACTCATATACCGGCAATTTACCAGGACTTCGATAGCCCTGAACAAGAATACGCGCACGGGGTATCTGACAACGCCATTTCTCTCTGGGCTCAACTAGATCTAGCTGGGATTAACAATGACCTAGGAGATCTAGGTCCTGATTTCAATATTGATCTACTTGGGATTAAAGATTTTTCAATTGATACACCTATTTTCAAAGTAGGAACAGAAGAAGAACAAGGCAAATTAGATGAACTAACGCCTTTGATTACTCAATGTCCTAATTGTGGGGAATGTTTTAATGCGAATGAAAACAAACCTAGTGACGTTGCGTCTGGTACCCAACCGGAAGAGGGCGGTGTAACTCCGACCATGGCGCTCCAAAACATAGAATCGAATCAGGAAATAACCGAGGAGGTTAATGCCAAGACCTAAGGCGGTTATCAACACAGACGAGGTTATAAAGCTGGCCTCGATTAATTGTAGTGTAGAAGAGATTGCAGATTTTTTTGATGTCCATAAACGTACCATTGAACGTCGATTTGCCGCTGCGCTTAAAAAAGGCCGGTCACACGGCAAAATGTCATTGAAAAGAAAAATGTGGACTGTAGCTATGAGTGACGGCAAGGGATCCATCACAATGCTCATCTGGTTATCTAAACAGATGCTAGGGTATACAGACCAACCTAAAACATCAATTGAACAACGAGAACAAAATGTTTACGTCCTAACATTTGACGATGAAACAGAATCAAATACACCTAAGGCTGCCTAAACGTACAGTGCCGCAACAACTCATTGGCAATTCATCTAGCCGATTCAATATAGCAGCATGGGGAAGACAATCCGGGAAAACTACACATGGGATTACAAAAGCACTCTATAAACCCCTGCAGGGTCGTCAGGGCGGTGTTTATTGGTTCATTGGGCAAACTAACGATGCTGCTAGAATCGCGTTCAATAGATATTTGAATTTCGCCAAGCCGTTTATATTTGCGATTAACCGTAGCACTCACGAGGCTAAATTAAAAAACGGTGCAACAATATTTTTTAAATCAGGTTGGAACTTCGAGGACCTACGTATGGAAACCCTAGACGGTGTCATCATAGATGAATACCGACAACAACATCCGGAACTCTGGCCTAAAATTATTAGACCTATGCTCACTCGCAGAAGCGGGTGGGCCGATTTTCTATCTACTACAAACGGATTTGAGCACTTCTATGACCTATTTAATCAAGCTAAAGATAACCCAAAAGAATGGTCTACGTTTCACGCTCCGTCGTCATCTGCCTGGTGGTGGACTGATGATGAATTGAAATCAACTCGTTCTACCATGAGTGAGGATGAGTATGCTCAAGAGATCGATGCAGAATTTAGAGAGATGGGTAAAGGCAAGGTTTACAAAAACCATAGTGTAGATAACCAGCTGCTTAATAATCCATTTGCTCGTACTGGTGATCTGTGGAGCCCATATCTACCTATTGTCATAGGGCTAGATTTTAATGTCGGGCAGATGTGTTGGGAACTAGGTCAATTTAAGGGAGAAGACTTTTACTTCGGTGATGAGATATCTATGAAAAATACGGACACTCAAGAAATGTGTCCACTCCTAATTGATAAAGTTAAGGGCCATCCGCCTGGAGTTGTGATCATAGGAGATGCTACCGGTAAGTCCCGGAAAACATCTGCAGCGGGACAAACTGATTACAGTATTATTATGAAAGCCCTAAAAGAGGCGGGTATACCCTGTAAAAACCTAACCCCTGAATCTAACGGTCTAGTTAAGGACAGAGTCAATATTGTGAACGGTAGACTCAGAGCTGCAGATGGATCTGTACACCTCTGGTATCATCCTAAAAACTGCAAGATGCTAAAAAAAGATTTAGAGCGAGTTGTGTGGAAGGGAGATTCTGGCGAGGCTATTTTAGATAAAACTAAGGACCCAACCCTGACTCATTCATCAGATGCATTCGGCTACCCGATTGTACACTACTCTCCAGAATGGAGACAGAAACCTAACCTCATGAGGATTATTGAGCGATGACTCTCATTTCTTTGCTGCTAGTTGTTTTGATTGTAGTTGTCATACTGCATTTTTTAGAAATGCTAGTTCCAATTAGTCAACCGATTAGGTCGCTTTTATATACACTTATATTTATTATTTTTTTAGTGTATCTTTTAAATGCAGTGGGCTTTCTAAGTAATTTCAGAATTCGTTGATGCCTTTTTTTACATAACTCTTCTTCTTCAAAGCTAGATCACCTCGCGTGTAAAGACAATACGCGAGGTGATCTTATAGGGCCTAGACGGACTATGATGTTTTAGGCTCACCATTCCCGGTGACAGCGTTGTATAGTGCTTTAACTAGGCTCATAATGACTTGATATATTGAATTTGCTGAGATGGATTTTATTCCGCCCAGTGCTTCACTAATGGTTAATAATGTAAGTAACATTGCTACTAAACTATCGTGGCTCATCTATTCCCCTTATTCATCCGTGAATTGCTGTATGTTTAAATATGATGACGACTAGCGTTTCGTTTGTCTATCTAAATATAAAGTTTTTAAGGAATCTTTTATCTCACTCATGACCGCAATCATTCGGTCACGGTTATCGTTTGAATGATTTAAACTTTCTTGGTGCCTCTGTTCAACAATTGTTTTTAAATCCTTGTACTGGTTATCAAGCCTGACATTCGTTTCAATGATTTTGGATTCTTGTTGCTGCACCATTTTAATGCTAGCAAAATTCCCCTGTAACCATAACACCAACCCAATCGATGGGATCGTGATTCTAAGAAGCGGATGAATGTTATCGATTAGTGTAAGTAAAGAATCTCTGCCCTTACAGGTGCAATTCCGTTTGCGGGTGCCTTCCATGGCGTACAGCTCCTATTTAGTTTTAATATTCTAATTATGATTCTATAGGCCGTTAGTTGTCTATTATTTTATTGCGCATATTTGCAAAGTTTCATTCCTGAGCTTAAACATTAATAGTGAGACCCTCAACAATGCTTGATTCAAAGCGTTATAAAACGTTTATACAGGACCGCGATAAAGCGCTGGAAAAGATCCATGTACATACCCAAATTGACTTGTCTCGTATATTAGATAGCACATTAGAAAATCTATCTGGCATCGTCGCTCGTTTGGCTATCTCAGATAACCTCGATGTCTATTCGATGGGTGCAATATCTCAGGCACTGGAGGAGTATATCAGACACTCATTTTCTCATCTCCATTCACGGTTAGTTGAACGTATTTTCAGGATGAGAGTATCAGTGCTAGGTCTCACATATACATCAGAACTAGAGGCAATCGGTAGAGCCACGAAACGTAAACCTAACCTGAATAGATCTCATTTTGAAAAACATAAAAGAGATGCCATCAATAGGCTAGATTATGATGACAGACAACTAGACAAACGAGTCTGGGCTATCCTCATGTCTCTCCGCGCTCGGATCATGAAAGCATTCAATCTATCTATTATATCAAATAAAAAAATGAGTGAGATATTAGACGATGTAGAAAAAGCCTATCCCAAAATCATTTCATACAAGAGACCTCCCAGACATTTAAAAGCGATTCGTGAAGCAGATAAAAAACCAAAAACTAGGGAATGGTTTGATTTCGGTTTCATCACTGATGAGGAATGGGAACAAGTTGTGGAAGATTATAAAACTACATACCTACCTCCCTCACGATTCGACGATAAAATACCAATAGAAGAGACCGGACAATACAACTGGGAGTTAGAGCAAGAGGTCACTCAGGATTTTGTAGAACAGGTGAGGTCATCAAAAATAGATGCCGCTAACGACATGGGCATTAAAGATTTTGTTTGGATCGCAGTCATAGATAGTAGCACCGATGAATGCTGTCTACAACGCATGGGGAAAACTACAACCGAGATAGAGCAGGGACTGCAGTCAGGCGAGATAGATGCTGAACTATGCGACGCTATAGTACCCGCTGCTCATTTTAAATGCAGATGTGACATTGACCCTGTCGGTGATGTTGAACCCATAGACACTGAAAAAAAAGCAGAGGAATGGAATTCATTTAACGATTGGATTAATTCATGACCGATATTTTAGACCCACAACCCATTCAACAAAAAGTATCTCGCTCCAGAATCCTAACTGCTAGTGCGTGGAAAGACTATGACTATGACGATTCATTCAAACCGTGGGATGGTAATGACCCGTTAGGAGTTCACACAACAGTTGAGATGTTAGAGGCACTAGACAGATATAAACATATAGACCTAGATGCTCAGGTTTGGGGGGTGAGGGAGGGACGTTGGGTTAAACAGTCAATTAGTAAACAGATGTTTAGAGAATCATACGTATCCTCTAAACTAGATAAAATTAAATTCCGTGAAACTGATTTTTTTGGGACTGATTCAGAGCCTAGTTTTTCAACTGGGAATGATTTCACGCCACTTTTAGGCGGGCCCTTCTATAAGCAGCTCTATTTTTATTCCGATTATATTCGGATGCATTCAGAAGCATTTTTTGCGTATCACCATGATCCGTTTGCGAGAGCGATTACTCAGATCACGAGTGATTTTGTGCTTGGTACTGGATTTGACATGCAATGCGATACTAATGACCGGATCGGGAAACTCGCAATGGCGGCTTGGAAATCATTCGAGGAAGCAAATGATTTCCAAGAACAGACTGACCAATTCTGCCAAGAGATTTCAATCTATGGTGAGAGTATGTTTTATGAGTTACCAAATAATGAGACTAAAATAACCTATGGGCTATCTCCAGGTGATACCCCGCCTCGAGGCGTCATTCCACGGGTTAGACTCATAGACCCGTCGAACATAGTCGAAATTGTGGGGTACCCCGAAGACATTCAGAGACCTCTACTCTATGTATGGTTAGCTCCTACTCAATATCAAATCTATTCGAGTGGGTTATCTAATGACCGAGCCGATTCAAGCTCAATGCAACCTAGCCTGAAATTCATCTATCGGCAAATACCTGCAACTCAAATGCATCACTATAAAATCAATTCAGTCTCAAATGAAAAGAGGGGACGGTCTGATTATTTCCCCGTTCTATCTTATCTGAAACGTCTCAGAGACGCAGTTAACTATTCACTCATCGGATTACAAAAAGCATCTGCGTATTCTATCGACACTCAGATAGACGGTGATCAAACAGATATCGATGCATACGTTTCAGCTCAAGCAGAGCTGGGAACAATCCCTCCAGCGGGCTCTGAGTTCGTGCATGACTCTAAAGTAAAACGGCAATACCTAGGCAACACGGCAACCGGAGGAGGAACTTCAGATGCGTTTCAATGGGCTCTGAGTTGCGTATCAGCGGGTACGGGTATCCCAACCAATTGGTTTGGTACTCATATCGGGGGTAGCAGTACCCGCGCGAGTGCCCTTGTTGCTACAGAACCTGTTACTAAGAAAATGGAAAAACGCCGACAAGTTATAGAGCGTATGCTCAGGAAAATGTGGCGTCTAGTAATGAAACGAGCTGGGTTACCTGAAATCCCATGTGACGTGATTTTCCCGGAACTGATCACTCAAGATAGATCGCAGAAATTAAAGGACCTGCTCCTCTGTGAGCAAGCCAAATGGTTCAAACCTGAACGGGTAGCATCTATTGCTGCGAGTGAGCTGGGGATTGATGACTATAACTACGACGAAGAGATGGAAGACATAGCTACTCAAATTCCTGAAATACCGACTGCTATGATGCCACTCACAGCACCGCCACAGGACCCAGGGGTATCCGGTTCATCTAGTGATGAGGACCCTGGAGTAGCAGCACTAACGTCTACAGATAAACAGGGGATTAAAAAAAATGACAGAACACTCTGATATTGATTTAACCGATAGCATCGGGTGGTTAATCGAGAACACTAGTTTCCCAACATTTGAGACATTCAAAAAAGATCCAGATAAATGGCGGGGACATGTGACTGAGCTATTTGATTCTGTAGATAACTCAACTCAAATTTTCAAAAAACAACTCGTTAAACAGAGATACATGTGGATGGACCAATATAAATGCGACTCCCTTGAACACCTCGAAACGATCGTTAAAAATGAGGGTTACAATATATCAGAGCTAGAGATGGAACCCGTAGCAATGCCTATACACGGGACATCTACACATAACGAAATAGAAATCGTGATTCGGTTCTGGCCTAAAGAAATAATGAAACTCAGAGGCAAGGTTGTAGCCAATGACTAAACACTCTGAAGTGCTGCAAAAGGGGGGTGTTCTAAAACCGCGTGAGAAATCTGTAGAGGCCGACGATGCTTCAACTCACACAGCGGTTCTAAGACCCCAAAAAAAGGTAAAAGCATGCAAGTAAATATTCATACACGGCAACGTGAATCGAGTCAAAAATCAGATAAACATTTCACTAAGTTCAGGGTTATCCTCATCCAAGAGGGTTTAGGTAATCTCAAGGATTGTTTTTACTACACGAATCAGGCGCTACAGAATGCAGCTACTGCAAAACTATTTGAAGGTAAGAAATGTTATGCAGACCATCCCTCATCACTAGAAGAACAAATACTCCCTGAGCGTTCAACTCGAGATATAATCGGGTTTTTTGAAGACGTTAAATTTGAAAATGTAGAGAGTGGGGGGGCTCTAACTGCTAACCTCTGTATAGACAGAAATGACCCGTCGGCGCAATGGGCCATCTCACGTTTGAATACTGCATTAGAGTATTCAAAAAATTATAATAATGGTGAGTTCATTGGACTCTCAATAAATGCTAGCGGAGAAGCCAAAAACGTACCTATTGTTGAGTTCATCTCTGATTTTGAAATTCCAGACAATGCACTACCTAAACTGCAGTTAGCTGCGAGTGAGGGGATTAATGAACTCAGAGTTGTATCACAACTCAATGAAGCTGTTTCGTGTGACCTTGTGACTGAAGCCGGTGCAGGTGGAAAAGTTCTTAAAATGATCGAAGGGAAAAAAACTATGAAATCAAATAAGCGTTTCAAAGAAAATGAAGACCAAGAAACTAAAAAAGAAGCCTTACCTCCGCAAGGGAAAGGTGGAGACAAGGGAGATGACAAGGGGAAAGAAAAACCTCATGACGATGAAAAACAAGACGTCGATCTATTCCAGAAAATGGTTAAACAATATTTAGGAGATGAACATGCCGAGGATTCAGAGGCTCATGGTATGGCTAAGGAGGCTTATGAGGCGTATCAAAGTGAAGGAATGAATGAAGACGAGGCCTATGAAGCCGCTGGAAACCATCTGAAAATGGCTAAAAAAATAGGTATGAAAATGGCTAAACAGACCGAGGCC